ACCGGTGGCTCAATGGATAGAGCATCGGATTCCGGTTCCGAGGGTTGGGGGTTCGAGTCCCTTCCGGTGTACCAAACCCATCAAATACGAACCCCGCCGCTGGGGTGTTCTTCCTTTGCGGTACGTTCGGTATTTGTGTGCCCAGGCTTTCCCGCTGGTAAGATGTTGCACTCAAATGCAAAACAGGGAAAAAGAAAAAGTGCCCCGTAACTGTTTCCGTTTTGGAAATGGTTACGGGGCTTTTTTATTGCTATTCTATCACACGCATATCGCACGCGTGTGATTTAACGCGCATCTTTACGCAAAAAGTGCGCGTTAGATCGTGTTAAGGGGCGGTAAGTTCTTCAATGGTGCCGGGGATGTATTCGCCGGGATCTTCGGTGTTATCTCTGTAAGCGTTGGCGTTCACATCGTCCAGGGGCTTGCGGAAAGCGTCGTTAAACTCCGCCACCGCTGCTTCAATAAGGATTTCCATTTCCTCAGCATCGAAGTCAATGCCCTTTTTGGCTAAAAGGGTCTGTGCAGTTTCCAGGGCCTTGCGCAGCTTTTCCGGGCCGTGCAGGGCCTTCCATACCTGTTCGACGAACTGGACGGCGGCGCGGGCAATGTCCATTTTCGTGGCACTGTCCAAAAGGCCGTTTTCCTTTTCAATGTGATTCTTGTAAATCTTCTTTGCGCTGTGGCCCAGCCAGCCGAAAGCAGCTACAAGAATCATGCCCAGGATTTCCAGGCCGTAGCAGTAAAAGAAATATTCAAGGGAATCGTAAAATTCATACATTGTTTTTTCCTCCTTAAAGAAAATCATGTTTTTGCAGCCGGTCATCATATACCCGTTCTATGTTGGCAATGGCATGAACGGCCCGGCTGTTTCGGTAATCCTTCCGGGTGTTGCAAAAATCGTTATACCAGTCGATTTTCGCGAGAATTTCCACAAATTCTTCCTTTGTGTGGGGAATGTCCCGCAACAGCTCATTGTTAAAGTGCAGAATACTGGCCCGCACTTTGTCCGCTTCCCTTTCATCGTCCATTTTGATGTGTGCTTCCAATTTCTTTTTTACATCATCCTGGGCGGTTTTAACGTCGCCCAGCTCTTTCAGAACTTCGGCGTTAAGGGATCGGCAAAGGCCACGCCATAACCATTTCAGCAACTTAAACAAGCAGCTCCATGGGTTCACCTTTAAGGGGCTTAACTGTATCAGCGTAGGCAGCCCCAGACCCACGCACAACGCGATTAACTTTTCCGTTTCCATTGGCATCACCTCCCCCTCCCGTTTTCCGCTCCGGCTCTTTAGCCGTTCCAGCGGGAGAATTTGCCAACGTCCACATGAACGCCCCAGCTATACAGGCCGATACCACCCCGGCCGGGAATCATTTCTGCCGTTACCTCTACTGCAATAGCGTGCAGTTTGGCGGGCGTAATCCCATCCGGGTGCAGATCGGCGGCCCGGCCGTACTTGTGTTCAGAGTTGGCCACGCCGCCGACGTGGGCGTTATGATCCGGGCAGCGAATACCAGATCCGCCCGCGTCCACAATGGAAATGGGAACACCGGCCCGGCGGCGGATTTCGTCAAGAACCCGCAGCAGGGTTTCGTCCGGCTCCACCGGGAAGCCGTTACAATAGGGGCCGCCGTAGCGGGCCACCTGTTTATAACATTGGCACCTAAATTCTTCACGTTTGAAATATTTGATTTCGTCCCAGATCGTGCCGGTTGTGTTATTGGCTTCGGCCTTTTCGTTATTGGAACCCTGGGTACCGTTATCGGAATCCGGGTCGGGTGCTTCGGGGGCAATGACCGGGGCTTCCCCGGTGGAAATCACTTCCAGAATCCGGGCAAGTGTGCCATTGCCGAAAACGCCGTCAACAGTGATTTGGTAATCCCGTTGAAATGCTTCCGTTGCCTTCTGGCTCTGATCCCCCCACTCGTCATCAATGTCCGTGTAGGGATAATAACCCAGGTAGGCCAAAAGGGTTTGTTTTCTCCATGCTTCCATTTAGTATTCCTCCAATAGTCCGCTTACATGGTCGTAATAATCGTCGTATATCGGTTCATACTCCTGGGGGTGTTCTTCCTCCTGGGGTTGCTCCTGGGGCGGCTCCTGGCCGTCCATCAGACCAACTCCCACCCGGCCGGGTATGCGTCCGGGGAATATGTGTTGCCGTCAATAAGGGACTTGTAGAGCTTGCCGTTGTAGTCCACAACGTCGCCGGTGTTATAGGCATCATGTGCGCCGGTGGGTGCAGACCAAACGGGGTAGCCCTCAGAATTAAGGCCGATGGGAGAAAACAAAGACGGGGACACATCCGGCTCCCACCCGGCTTGTGTCGTGTGGCCCATGCCGTCGTTGACCTTGTAGAGCTGGGGATCCCCTACGGCGTTTTTGCCATAGGTCACATACTGGCCGGGTGTTACCGTTTTGCCGACGGCCCAGGGATCGAACACGGCGGCCACTTCCAGGGCCTTTTCTTCGTCCAGGCTGGCCGCGAACATCTGAACGGCGCGGCGCAGCTGTTCCGCTGCTGCTAATACGTTCATACCGTCACCCCCAATAATGCGTTTACCGTCTGCCGCAACTGGCTGTTTTCATGCTCCAAATATTCCACGCGGGTATATTTGTCCACATCGTACTCATACATGAGCGGGCTTTCGTCCGTTGCCGGAACCTCCACAACGTTGTAATTGTGGTAAACGGAATCCGGGGAACTATCGGTGTCCCATTCGGGCGGCCGCTGGGTGCTTGCGCTTTTGTAGGTTTTCACGCTGTTTCCTCCTAACTATCGTTTTCATTCTCTGGATATGCAAATGCGGTTTTATCCAGATCGTGAACATTTGGTGGGTATCACTGGCATAAATCCAACCCATATAGGACAGTATAGCGGCGGCATCTTGATAGGTAGCCGCCCGGCCCTTCCTGTCTACCCGGCGAACCCGGCGCGTGATCCGCAGCATAATAGAGCGGCGCAGGGTGGTACGGTTCCGGTAAAATCGAAAACCCATAAAGTCCAGCGGTTCGGCTTCCTCTTTGCAGATTTGCCAGTTTCCCTTCATTTCCAGGCCGTTGGCGTGTAACCATTCCTGTATTTGAATCCGCATTTTATGGAGTTTCTTTTTATTCGGGCCAAATACCACCATATCGTCCATATATCGGACGTAATATTTTGCCTGCAACTGCTGTTTTATGTAGAAATCCAGCGGGGCAAGGTAGAAATTTGCTAGGCACTGGCTTAATAGCATCCCTATGGGTAGCCCTTCGTCCAGGTCTATAATTCGATCCAGCAAGGCAAGCACCCGGCGGTCTTTGAACTTGTGGCGCAATGCGGCCTTTAAGCGCTCGTTTGGAATAGACAGGTAAAAATGGTGTACATCCATTTTCAGATAATACCGGGTATTTTTCCGGTCTGTTCTGATCCACTTTTCTACGAACCGTTTGCCGTAATGCACGCCCCGGCCGGGGACGCTGCCGCAAGTGATAGGGTAAAAGCTGCTATATAGATAGCTGCCCATTACGTTATAGATCGCCCAGTGTACGCACTGATCCGGCCAAAAGCGCGGTTTGTGAATAACCCGCTTTTTATTTCTGCTGCCTTCCACCCTTATGTCGGCGGTATAGGGGTGCAGGGGCACCCGCTCCGCCCGGAAGGCGGCCGACAGCTCCATAGCTTTGTTGTCCAGATCGTCCAGCACGGCCCGAACCTGGGGCCGGTGCCGCTTTCCTTTGCTGGCCTTCAATATGGCCGCCCGTATGTTTTCCGGGCTGCCGATTTGGTCATATAGATTTCCGATACGTTTCAATGGTTTTCCTTTCTATCGCCTTGACGCTTTTCGGCTGCTGCCTACTAGGCGCACCCCTTATTCGGCTTAATTTTCGCCAAGCGGCGGGGTGCTATCATGCAAAGTGAAAGGAAGCGATATTATAGGATAGAATGGCGAGACCCGATGTTCGCGTTCGTCTTGGAAGCCAGGTTGTTCAGGTTGACATAGCGGGGGCCGCACTTCAGCGCGTTGTTCCAGCCGCCGCCCACAAGCGCGTAATCCACTTGCCCGTTGTTGAACCACATACCGTCGCAATAGTACGTTGTTCCGCTGCCGCTGACGGTATAAGGAACGAAGCCGACCTCGCTGTCCATCATTGCGCCGGAAATAAAACCGCCGGATTCTCCCGCCGGGGTCTTTCCGGTGTTCACATAACCCGCGCCGTCGAAGTTGTAGGGCGGTGTCATTTTGGCCAGGATCGTGCCTTTATCGTTGATAAGGCCGCGCATACCTTCCCAAACGTTACCCCAAAAACCTTCGATCCAGAACACCTTCACGTCGCTGGTTTCGTTGTTGGAACCCCAGAACGGGCCGTAGGCTTTTGTCGAACCGGTTGCAATAGCAGAGCTGTTACTGCTCTTACTCCGGCCGCTGCCGAAGGCTGCCTGGCCGTTGTCGCTCTTGGCTACCAACGTCAGCAGATCGGCAATGTGCTGCCAACCGGAATTATAGATGGTATCGTAGCCGGTGCCGTTGGCCTGGGCGTATGCAACTTCTGTGTTTCGGGTCTGGTTAACCATGACAGAAAGGCCCGCAATACTGCGCAGCTTGCTGCTGACATTGCCGCCCTTGTACATACCCCAATAGAAACGGTCGGTAATTTCGCCGTTGATATTGGTGTGGGCCTGGGCTTTATAGGTTTCGTCCGGCTGGCCGTCTGCAAAAATGACGTATTCATAATTTGCATCTTCGTACCGCTTTACCCATTTCCATTTACCGCTGAAACGTACCATTGCATTGCCGTCGAAAGCGCTGCTTGCAACGTCGGAAGCGGTGCCGTCGGTTTTCAAGGTCTGGTTTTCGGGGTGCAGGTCGTAGGCTTCTGTACCGTCGGTGTTCAGCATGACAGGGGCGGCAACCTCATAAATGAAGTCTTTCCAACTGCCATAGTCCGGGGCACCGGTGGACAGGTTCACGGACATGGGGGTCATGTTCACCGCGTCATACAGATAGGTGATACGGGTTTCGGGGTCGCTGTTGGCCTTGGCGCGCCGGTAGCCGTACCGGGTGCAGGCCATAAAGGAAAGTACGACCGTGGTGTCGTCCGTCAAAATGCCCGTTGCGGGCTGCGGGGTCACATAGCCCATTTTATCGTTTGCGGTGATCTTGAAAGTAACGCCGCCGGGAAGTTTCAGCGTTTCCGGCTGGCCGGAATAAATGAAACTTGCAATTTCCACGCCGGTACTCAGCTCCGCAACGGTTACGGTCTGCCCGGCAAGGCTTGCGCCGTCAGTGGTAGAAAGCTGAATAATCAGCTTTACCGCCCCGGCACCGCCGCCGGAGGCGGGTTTCGGAATTTTAGCCATTGTTTTCAACTCCTAAAAAATAGATTGTCAGATCAACGGGTGGGGCATCCTCGAAGCAGTCCAGGCGGATAGCTCCGGCCAGGGTTTCGCCGCCTGCAATCATGGCCAGGGCTTCGTCGTTCGCTTCGTCCTGTTCCGGGTTTTCCAGATCGGGCAGAATGAACGGCCGGGCCGTCTGGGTGTCAGCAGATACGCCGTTGCACTCCACGGTCTGGGTATAACCGCCGCCCGCTCTGGCTGTCCATCCGGTGGCCGGGAATGTGCAGCTATAAAGCTGTGCCCTGGTTGCGGCCACCTGGGCCACCCGTTCGTCGGTGCCGTTGATATGGTTGATTAACTGGCCGACGGTATCAGCGTCAACCAATTCATTCAACTGGGCCAGCAGGGCCAGAATTTCGTCCCGGCTGTCATTGGAAGTCTGCCGAACGACTTCCACAAGGTCGGACAGGGTGGTCAAGTGGCTAGCTTCCTGGTCGTTTACCCAGGCGGTGAAGCTGGCCTGTTCTCTGTTTCGGAAGTTGGCCAGATCGTTGGAAATCTGCCGGTAAAACGTTGTCATGTCCAGGTGTTCCACCGGGAACACCGGCACGCCGCAAACCGCAGAATCCAAGCGGGTATCGGTAATTTGTGCCTGGGTGATCTTCGTGCAACCGGCCGGGATGTAAATATCGCAGATTTTCAAATCCCAGGTTTCAGCGTTCCGGGTGACGGCCGGGGGCGTGGGTTCGGTTGCGTATTCACCTTTGACGATAACGGCATACGTTTCGTTGGTGGACAGGCTTAACCGTACCATAAGGCTGTCGTACCGGTTTAAGCTGCCGTCGGCCATGTCGATGGGCAGCACGAAAGGCGTAGTGTTTTCGTAACAAACGCCATTGATCCAGGCATTGCCCTTTCCGTGGGTGATGGTCATGTCCTCATTGGTTGCCGTAGGGGCCAAGTGGTTGGCATATACACCATTGCCCACAAGCAGCGCAATGAGCTTATACAGAAAAGCGGCGGTATAATCCCGGTTATCCAGAAAACCGCTGTTTTCTGTTGCTTTTTCGTTGCTCATGCTATGTTATCCTCCAAATTGTAGGTTTCGGGGGCAGGGGTGCCAAGGGTAGGCGTAACCGTCATTGCATCGTTTTCGTAAACTTCTTCAACTTCGGCCACGCGCTGATCCATCGAAACGCCCCACGCGGTTTGTTTGCCGGTCACAATGTCGCCCAGATCCCAGTCCACTTTATACTTAAACTGGCTACTCGACTTGATCCCGGCTTCAAAACTCTGTATGCGGTTGTGTTCGTCCAGCTTTTCAATGCCCCGCTGCCGCAGCACGGCTTCATACTGGGCGGCGGTCTGTTCGCCCTGCGACAGGTCGCGGGCATCCACAAGCAGCTCCCGCCGATCCTCCCCGGCCGTTCTGTCTACCTCTACAATAGTCCGGTCTAAACCTTCCCCAGCGCCGCAGACGATAGCATAATTTTTATAATCGGCTTCGTTTTCGTAATACCGGGGCTGATCTATGTTGAAATAGACATCCGAAAAGGTAACACGCTCGTTGACCTCCTGGGTTTCTGTCCTGTCCACGCCTGCATAAATTTCAAAAACAAGGGTCTGGGCCTCCGGGTCAGCATAGACCCGGAATCCCAAACCGCCCGCTTTCGCCATAGCTTGCAGAACGGTAAGCAGATTTTTAAGGCTAACTTGCGCCTGGATCGTGGCCGGGAATCCTCCGGCCGGGGCCAGCTCCATGGGCAGGGTTCGGGCAATACGGCCGTATTGCTCCGTAACAAGCTGCCGCATGGCTGCTTCAATGGTGCCGTTGAAATTGTAAATGGTGGTTATGGCTGCATCTGCCAGAGTGACAGAAAGAAAACGGCCGGTAATTATCAAATTGCCGCTTTCGATTTCCACGCCTTCCACCTTTACCGTTTCTTTGCGCCGGTCTGATCTCAAAACCAACTGGCCTTTTTCCACCATGTTGAACAGGCTGGGGCTTGTGTGCAGTTCAAATTCGCCGGGTTTGTCGTACATGGGCCGCCACCGCAGGCTCTTGTATTTGCCCAGGTCAAAGACATGGGTTAATTCGGGGCTAAAAAACGACAATACGGGTTGTGTGGCCATTTTATGCACCTCCATAACTCTGCCTATACCAGATTTGTACCTGTAGCGACTGTTCGCCGGTTAAGGCACCGTAGCGGTAAAGGTTTTCACCGGGTTGCAGTTTCAGCCAAGCAACCGGCCAGACGGCCCGGTTGGTGATTTCCGATTCTACGCCGCCGCTTGTCAGCATAATGTGCATATTGGAAAGGGACGTGGTAACGGTGATCTTGTCGCCGTTGTGCATAACAAAGGGCTTTGTATTGGTGCCTATCTGCAAGGTGTCCTGTCTTTTAACGTCTGTCAAAAACGGGTTTGTTACCTCGCCGGTAGCGGTGAAAATGATCCGCAGGGCCTGGGCCGTGGAGCTGGGGTTCGTGATCGTGGCCAACAGGTTGGAAACGTGCTTAGAAATAGCAAACGGGCTATGAAACGTAAGCGGGAACCGGAAAAGGCTTTGCCAGGAAGCCATCGTGGTAAATTCTTCCTCCGGGTCGTAGAATTTGGGATCTGCGCACAATAGCTTAACTGTCAGCTGCCGGATAATGCCGGTAAAAGCCAGCTCCCAGCCTTCCGGCCGGTAGGTGGCAACCCTGCGGGTACCATCCTCCCGGTATACTTCCATAGTCCCGTCCACGCCTTCTTGAAAAACAGCGTCCAGCTGATCCCGGATTTTATCATAATCCGAAAGGACATAAGCGCGGATAACGGGGTGCCGTGCGTCCTGGCTTTCGCCTTCCACGGTTTCCCCGTCCACGCCCGTGTCCTTGCTTGTGGAAATGGTAAAATTGGCCGCTCCAATATCGTCCACGCCTTCCAGGAACACAACGTCACCATATTCAAAGGTCATTGTTCGGCCGGTTGCGCCGTTCTTACAAATTATCTTTTCCATGGTGTTCTCCTTATGCCTTCTTTACCGCCGCCAACAGTTTGCGGGTTTCGTTCCGGGTCTGCCGGGCGCACTCTGCAGGGGACAAGTCCTTCGGGCTGTTGTATGTGTTGTACTGGTTGAATTGGGTGGGGCCATTCTCCGGGCCGGTCAATACTCTGGTTAGAATCTTGTCCAGCTCTGCATAGAACGACCGCAGGGGCAGAACAGCTTCCGGGCCAGCTTCACCGCCGCCCAACAGCTTTTTACCCATCATGCCAAACAGCTGGGCACCGTTTAAGATACCACCGTGCTTGTACCACTCAATACCGAACTTCGGCGCGCTGGGAGGGTTAATACTAAAGCTGCCGGAAATGGTAATGTGCGGGAGTTTCAAATGCGGCAGGCTCCACGAAAAGTTGAAACAACTTTTAATGTTCTCTATCGCCTGGGAAACGGCCGCGCGTGCAGCTTCCAGCTTTTCAGAAAATGCACCCTTGATATTGTCCAATATGCCGGTAACGGTGGTATATGCGCTATTCAGCTTTTCGCTGAAATAGTTGGCGATACTGGACAGCTTGCCGCCGGTCAATGTGTCGATGAACGTAAAGCCATAGGAAAACAGGCCCGTAATGCCTGCAATCATTTCGGCCGTTACGCCGTTGATACTGCCGCCGTTGGCTGCGAATACACCCTGGATATTGGCCAGAGTATTGGCAGAAGTGGCGCGCATACTTTCAAGGCCAGCAGCGTGGGAAGTGGAAACGGCGGTGGTCATGGTGTTCCACCCGGTTTTTATCGACTCTGCTACGCTGTTCACGCCATCCCGGAACCATTCGCACTTGTTATACAGGGTTACAAACAAGGCGATAAGGCCAGCAATTCCCGCCACAACCCAGGTTATGGGGCTGGATAGAACGGTTATAGCTACGCCCGCCAGCTTGGCACCGGTGCCCACTAAGCTGAAAGCGGACGCGCCGCCCTTCAAGGCCACCGCTGCGGTTTTGAACGTGCCGACAATCTTACTTCCCTTTTCAATCACGCCGCCTACAAGGGTTATACCCTTGCCGACAATGGTTAACAACGGGCCAGCTGCTGCCACAATACCGGCAATGGTTACAATGGTCTTTTTCTGGCCTTCGTCCATATTTTTCAGCTTTTCGGTTGCTCTTTCGATAACGCCCGCCAATCCTTCAATATAAGGGGCCAGCATACCGCCCGCCACCTGGCCGAAGTCCAGTGCGGCGTTTTTTACCTGGTTGATCGCAACGGAAACTTTGCGATTGGTGGTGTCCAGCTTTTCCAGAGCGGAAGCGGTGCCGCCGGAACCGGCTTCAATTTCCGAAAGCATTTGATTAAACGCTCCCGTAGACCCACCGGCTTCCACCAGGCCATTTTCCACGGCGCTGACTTCGTTACCCAGCAGAATCAAACCGGCCTTTGCAGCTTCGGAAGAACTAAACATATCCGTAAATTTCAAACCCTGTTCGTCTGCCGCTGCGGACACAATGCCCAGCACATCGCCCAGGGAATAGCCTTCCGCCATCAGATCGGAAAAACTTTTTCCGGTCTTTGCTTGCAGCGTGTCGGAAACTTTGGTACCGGATTTGTTCAGCTCGTTCAGCATACTGTTCATGTATGTGGTGCTTTCCGCAGTGGCCACGCCGTTGGCGGTCATAAGGGCATAACCGGCCGCCACCTGGCTAAGTTCCACATTTGCGGCGTTGGCTGTAGGTATGATCTTGCCCATGGAGCTGGCCAGCTCTCCAACCGTGGTTTTACCCAGGTTTTGGGTAGCTATCAGCGTGTCGGAAACATCGGTCACGGCTTCGGCTTCCAGGCCGTAAGCGTTCATAATGGTGGTCAGTAAGTCCAGAGCGTCGCCGCTTTCGGCAAAACCGGCACGGGCCAGGTCAGTGGCGTGTCGGACAAAATTAACCGCGTCGCCGGTACTCTGGCCCGCACTGATCGCATTATAGACGTTTTCCGCAATCTCACCGGCAGCAATACCGCTTTCGTTGGAAAGGTCTAAAATAGCCGTTTCCAGCTCTGCCAGGGGTACTTCCGTCGTGTCGGCAATGGTGGCAACCTTGGCCATGCTGTCCTCGAAGTCCCACGCCATTTTTACGGACGCGCCACCGGCAGCAGCAACACCGGCAGAAAGGGGCATCAGCTTTTTACCTACGCCCTCGACTTTTCCGCCGAAGTCCTGGACGGCTTCACCAGCTTGGCGCATTACCTGGGCGGTTACGCTGCCGAACTCCAGCTGTTCTTCTTTCAGCCGTCGGACGTTCGCTTCTGCTGCCTGCAACTTTCTTTGGAACTCCAAATAAGCGCCCCGGTCGATTTCACCCGCCGCGTACATGGCTTCGACTTCTTCCTGGGCAGCCTTCAAGGTGTCCAGCTCGTTGGTTGCAGCCTTTACGGAATCCGCAAGAATCTTTTGCTTTTCGGCTAAAAGCGTAGTATTCGACGGGTCGAACTTTAACGCTTTGTTAACTTCCCGCAGCTCCTTGTTAAGGCCAATACTCTGCTTTTTGGCAGCTTCCAGGGCCTTGCCTAGGCCGGTGGTTTGGCCGTTGATCTCGACGGTAATACCCTTGATTGTTTTTCCCATGTGCTATTCCTCCTTTCATCCGTATTTTTCATGCAGCTTTTCCCGATCCGGGTTTATCTGTGTCAATCTCCACGCATTGTGCAGCCATTTACGGCCTTCTTCGGTCTGGGCGTTGGCATATACAACCGCATCATGCAGCAGCGCCCAATATGTGAAAACGTCCAGCTGGTAAACCTCAAACAAGGAAATACCTGCATAATCTGCAACGGCTTTTGTCCGCTGCGTAGAAATAGCAAAGGGCACCCCCTTGCTATCCTTGTCGGGATAGTAGGGGGTGATTAGTTTGGGTTGCTTTCCTTGGTGCCGTTCAGCCAACCCAGGAAGTCCTCGACAAAGGCGGCCAGGTGATCCGCGTTCATCCAGTGCATAACCTGTTTTGCGGTTACGGTTACGCCTTCTTCGTTGTCGGAAATAACGGCACCGGTTACGCCCGCCAACTGTCTGGGGGTTGCCGTAGTGTCGGAAAACACCTTGTTGAAAATCTCCAAAGTTTCCAGCTTCGGGGGCCGGATATGCAGCACGCCGCCTTCGGGGTTTTCAAACTCATAGTTTCTTACCTGTACGCTTGCAAGTGAAAACATGGCCGCCCCTCCCTAGTTAGCTGTTGGTCTGGGCCGTTCCAGCGCTTGCCAGCTCGTCGTCCAGAATAACCAGAGTACCGGAAGCGTCCAGGGTGTCGGCGGTGATCTCAGCATCGACCTGGGTCGCTTCCTCGGTCTGGAAGGCCAGAGAAATGGTGCCGGTGTTCTTGCCGGTTACGGTGATCCGCAGTTTACGGCCATCGTCACGGGTATGGACGAACCGCCACAGCCACTTCTTTTTGCTCAGATTGGCCAGGCCGCCCAGCTTATAGACGCGGTGGCCCTGTTTGGTGGTTTCGTCAACGCGGGCCGTCTGGACAAGGGCCTGCAAATAGGTCTTGATCCAGGTAATAAGGCCGGTTTTGAAAACGACGGTTTCCTGGGTGATAATGGTCTTTTTCACGCGGCCTTTATCGTCCTGGACGGTCTGGCTTTCCATGCTGTATTCCAGCGTTGCGCCGCCCTTGATATTACCGGCGCGGTTGGCATCGGTTTCGATGGTGGTATCTTCGGGAATTTCGCCCGTGTACTCTACGAGATACAGGTCACCGCTGCCCAGGATGATCTCGTCGGAATTATCGGCGGGGTTGGTGGTAGTGCTCATAATTTTGCTCCTTTCGTTATGAAGGTGAAATCAACGGAATAGGGTTCACCGTCCGGGTAACGGTGGACTTCCACGGTTCCCAGACCGGCCAACGCCTTGCGGATTTTGCACTCAAGTGCAAAATCCTTGTTTACTGTAAAAAGGGTGATTGTCCAGGTAGCGACGGTGTAGCAGACCCGGCCCGCATCGTCCCAGGTGTCCACTTCCTCGCTACGGACTATCAAATACGGAAGCGGAACGACCGCGCCGCTGATCGGCGTGACCGTTTCTTCTTCCCGGCGTATGTCTGTATTGTCCAGGCGCGCCAGAATCTTTTCGCGGCTTATCATTTCCCTTTACACGCCTCCTCGCATTGCTGTACAAATTTGGTGCCCCATTTTTCAGCGGCCGGGCCGATATGGGGATGCGGTTCCTTATAGCCCTTATTGCCGCGTTTTCGGTGCCGTTTTTCCAATAGGTGGGTTAGCTGGTATTTTGGGCCGTTGTACACTTCGCCGGTCGTATTTCCCCGGCCGGTGGCTCTGAATCGCGTATGCCAGCCGCCGGAATATTCGCCGGTTCTTTTGGGGCTGGTTGTGCTGATTTCCTTTTTTGCGCCATTGGTGCAAGTGTGTACGGCCTTATCCACTTTGTCCATTACTTCCCCGCCGTACTCTTTCAGAACGGCGGTTATTTCCTTTGTAAGGTCAAATGCGGCCACCGGCTCCCACCTCGCTTTCGTCGAAGCGAATCAGAATATCCGGGTTTTCTAAGGTCAGATCGGTGCAAAGGGGCTTGGTGTCCATGATCTTTTGTGCTTGCAGCACTTTGTATTGTCTGGAACCGATAACCACAAAGGTACCAACCGTTACAAAGTCCATCCGGGGTATTCTTATCAGCATTTGAACAGTATGCCCGGCCTGTTCCGCGTCAAAGTTGCGCCGTTCTCCTACCGTGCGTTCACGGTACCGAATGTTCTTTAGCAGCAATACCGGCTTTTTGGATTTGTCCAGCTGCCACAAGCTGCATACGCCATCCGGGAAGGTTTCAAATTTAACTTTCTGCTTTGCCACAGTTGAACCCCTCCACCAAACGCAAGGAAACAAGTTCCGCACTGTAATCTTTTTCAAAATCAGCACGGCAGTTGTTCACGATGTACCACGCGCAATTTATCAGCAGGCCGCGATACTCCGGGACAGTTAGGTCAAGCTTGGGGCTTCCCGCCCTGGCCCGGAGAAGGGCTTCCGCTTCCTCTATGGCAGCTTCTACGTTTGCTTTTTGCGTTTCGTCCAATTCCCATGTATAGTTCATGCGATTCAACGCAAGTTTGTAAATGGTTTCATTTACTGCCATAGTCTAGCCCCCTTTTACGCCTGTTCCTTGGTCTTTACGGTGCCTGCAACCTCAACGATGGTAGACACGATAGCTTCCAGGTCGGAAACATCCAGACGGAGAAATGCGTACTGATCCAGGGGGCGGCCGTTGCCCTGTAACTTGGCCTTGTATGCGCGCTGATCTTCCAGGAACTTGACGGAATCGTCGGCGGCAATGGTGCCGGTCTTGCCGGCAGGGCCAACACCGGCGAAGTAATAGGGCGCAATACCGATAACAGCTTCACCCTGTTCCAGGCCCTCGCACTGGAAGATTTCGGCAGGGATGGGCAGGCAGTTGTTGACGTACTGGCCGTTTACCAGAATCGTGGTAGCGGCGAACACCTTGGCCCAGTAATCAAAGGGATTGAACACCAGGATAATGTCGCGGGGATCCACATTTCTGGCCTTGGTGGGGTCGTTGGGGTCGCGGGCCAGCTTGGCCAGCAGGGTGCCCAGGGTGGCAGCATCCAGGCGGGTGACTGCGACGGCTTCCTGCTTGGGGTATACACCATCCTGTACAGAAGCGGTGGGGGAAACGTCGCGAATCATGCCGATGGGGCAGTCCTTGCCGTCGCCGGTAACAACTGCGGTTTCCAGGGCGCAGGCAATGGCTTCGGCCAGGGTTTCGCGGGCGTAAACGTCCATCCACTCGGGGCCAAGTTCTACCAGATCCATGGAAATGGCCATGAAGGCGGACAGCTTGCACATGGTGAGGCTGATTTCCTGGACTGCGCCTTCGATTTCCTTCTGCACCGCGCTGGTGATCTTGCCCCAGGCGGCCAGCTGGGCGGGCTTGGCGTTGGCCAGAATCCGGGTCAGGTATGCGGTGCTGACAAAGTTAATTTTGTCGAGCAGGGGGTGGGCCTTCTTAATCATGCCGACAATGCGGTCAATGACGGTCTGGGGCATGGCCACCTCATAATTGAGAACAGCGGCGCGGGGGTCGGCGGATTTCAGAGCATCAGCCAGGCCGGTGTAATACTCCCGTTCTGCATTGGTCAGAACGTTGGCACCACGGGCAGACAGAACGGCGTTGTCCTGGCCGCGTGCTTCGATTTCCTCAGCGGCACGCTGCAGGACAGCTTCGTTCATGGCATCAAAAAAGCCGGTCATTGCCTGGGCCATCTGTTCAGCGTCGCCGGACTTGAAAGCGGCGGACAGGGTAGTGGTGTGCTGCTTCTTGATAGCAGCAAACAGGTCATTGCTTACGATCTTCATTTGTTTTTCCTCCATTTCAGTTAATCATAGCTGCAAGCACATTGTGCAAACAGCCGGTTTCTTCGGGTTTCTTCTGGGGTGGGGCCGGGGTAGGCTCTGCCGGGGGCGTGGACGGGTCTGTGCCGTCGCTCAGAGCGGCGACAGCGGCGGCCATTGCTGCGGGAAGGGCAGGGGAAGCCGTGCGCTTTGCGGCGGCCTGGGCCTGCTGGTACTGCTTGGCGGCGGTGGTCAGGTCTGCTTCCTGTTCTGCAAATTCATCTGCAAGGCCATAAAGCACACAATCTTCCGCGCTCAGCCAGGTTTCACCGTCGGCCAGTTCTTCCAACTTTTCCATTGTCAATTTTTCGCCCGCCTTCACCACATAGCTTTGCAGCATTGCGGCGTTGATAATGTCCAGATCGTCGGCGCTCTTGCGCAGGGCTGCGGAATTTCCGTAGATACCCCAGGACGCATTATGTACCATCATGGTGGTGTTTCTGGGCATAACCACCCGATCAGCAGACACGGCAATAATGGACGCGGCGGACGCTGCAAAACCGTCAATGTATGCGTTGACGGTCGCAGGGCACCGGCGCAGGGCGTTGTAAATGCCCAATGCTTCCTTGACGCTGCCGCCCATGCTGTTGATATACAGGTTTACGGTGTCGCCTTCCTTTACGTCGGCCAGGTTTTCCACGAAATACCGCTGGCTAGTGGTGCTTTCTACCGTTTCCCATGTATAGGTCTGGTAATTGAATTGCTCACCGTCGGCCTGGATGTAGTCGGTAATGTAGAAATTCAAAACCCGGCCCGTCGCAAGGTTCTGAATGTTGTGGACAACCTTCATTTGTACGTTTCTCATTCACTTTCACCTCCTTTCAATGTGTTGGTAACGGGTTCCATGTTTTTGGTACGGTGGTACTGCCTTGCCCATTCCTCCGGGATCGGGTCAAGGCCGGTCATGGTGCGGCCTTCGTTGGTGTTCAAGATTGCATCCTGCACCAACTTGTCCAGTTTGGCGGCTACGTCGAAAATGTCCACGACCCGGATATGGGTCATGTCGATTTTTACGCGCCACCCGTCCAGGATCGCCCGGCCGTACTGCTTGCGGTTGACCTCCGTTTCCACCGTCATAACCGGGGGTTTTACCGCAAACGTCAACATGGACTGTATGGCTTCGTCCTGGTTGGTTACGTCGCCCCTTTGCAGGGATGGGGGGACATGGTAGGCGTTACAGCTCCGGTCAAGGGCTTGGCGCATAATGCTTTCCATGTCGCTGACTTCTCCATTGATCTTTTGGGAAGCCGGGCCGTCGTGGGCTGTGTAGTCGTAGCCGTCAAACAGGGGGATAACTGCGTTTTTGTTCTCGAAAAACGCCTTAAACCGGGTTTGCATCAGCTTGGCGACCTTGTCCTCATAATTCGGGTCTTTGGTCGCGTGGCCGCTGATTTTCAGCACGCCGCTACGGCCGCCGCTATGTTTGTACTTGTCCATTGCTTCGGTGAACGCTTCGGCATACAGGCCGTAGATTCTATGAAGCAGCTGGGCCGCCCCCTGGTTGGTAAGGCGAAAGTAAAACACTTCTTCTTCGGTCTTGTCGTGGGTCAACGTCAAGCCGTTGCAGCTGATCCCTGTATAGCGGTTCGGGCGGAAAGCGAACGTTTCCCGGCCGAAGCTGTCCGCAAGGTACAGGCTGCCGTCGGCTCTTTGGAACACAAGTGCTTCATTGAACCGAAGCAGCCGGGCGAAAAGCAGGCGTTTGAAATAAAAACCGTTTTCGTTGGGGTTCGGCTCCACATTCCACCGGAACCAATCGTCGCCCCGCTGGAACTCAGCACCGCCGGGGGCTGCCCGGTATGTCCTCCATTCGCACATTGCAGCGGTGGAAGCCACAAGGTCGATAACGGAAAACAGGGCCAGTTCTTCAACGTTCAGCCGGGCCGCTGCGGATTCAGCCAGGCTGCTGCTTACGACAATATTGCCGTTTTCGTCGCGTGTTCCAAAATCAAACAGGTCGGCCAAAAAGTCCGTAAACCTCATATTGTTCTCACCTCCTTTCCCGCCGCCACCGGGCGGCTTTGGCTAGAATATGTAAACGTCCGGCAATGTGGCTATATCCGGGATAACCTCGAATATATCTTCGTGTTTTTGGGCGACAACAAAAGCCGCCACAAGGGCCATAAAGCCGTCTGTTTTCCGGGTTTTGGGTTCGATCTTCTCAAAGGTAATATTTCCATTGCTGTCGATCTTGCGGCAGGCGTTATTCGTGTACCACCGCATTGTCATGGAATCGCCCCAGCGGATTTTATGTGCTATAAATGCGCTGGTAATGATCGGGGCAACCTCCGAAACTTCCGGCCGGTACGTTAGTTTTATGTTTCCTTTTTTGGGGTCTGGGTTCCACCCTTTATCCCGTAGGGCCTTGCGCATCAAACTAACGCGGTAATGGTCGATAGCTCCAAAACGAAGGTTGTATTTTACTGCCTGGGCTTCGATCCAGTCCACCGGGGTTTCCGGCGGTATCTGCGGTTCGTCTATGAGGGTCGCTTCTTTCCTGGCCACGGCTTCCATATAGGGAAACTGAATCCGGGGAAGGGTTGGGCTTTGGGTGCATATCCAGCTATGAACCTTCCAGCACCAAATATCCCCCACTTTCCAGAGTATGCCCGCCGCCACAAAGTCCCGCGTATCGGCGTAGTCAATGCCAAAAACCGCCGTGGGGGCTTCATGCTCCGGCGTGGCCGGGTATGGGTTGTTAGCTGCCAGAATGTTTTTCCAGGAAGTAACTTCCGTTTCGGTGTTGCCCTGGGGCCGGTTCATGCGTTTGGTTGCGAAGGCGGAATGGCTGGCCGGGTCTTTTTTGTATTCCTCGTATTCCAGTATGATTTCGTCCAGCAGTTCCCGGCGGGTGGGATCGTTCAAAGACGGGTTTGCTTTCGCCCACGTTTCCGGTTTGTGTATTTCGTCGTCGCTGTCCAGGCGGCAAATAAAATACAACCACCCATTGTCCGGCTCTGTACCTTCCAGAACCTTCAAGGCGGTTGTCATGTATCTATCTAAGGGGCCATCCCGGACGTTGCCCTGGGTGGAAATGTAAGTACGGCGGGGCATCGGCCTTTTACCTAGGCCGGTAACTGCCACATCCAGCAGCAGGCTATTGACGTAGCTGTGCAGCTCATCAAAATCAACTTTACCAGGGCGGCCGCCGTCTTTGGAATTGGGGGCGCGGGTATGGTATTTGATCCGGCTTTTCGTCCGGCGGTTTACAATTTCCTCTTTGTTCCAGGTAAAGTATTTTTTGAAATACCGCTCGTCACTCTCCAATATGTCGTAAATATCGTCAAAGGTGGCTTTTGCCTGGTCTTCGGAATTGGCGAACATATCAATGTTGTATTTCTCAATACCATTGATCGGGGTAATTAAGCAGAAATCTTCAAATGCTAAGTATCCGTTTTTACCAGCTCCACGGCCTACCACAATCATCAAAATGGGCCAGCGCAAGGAACCGGGCGCTTTGTATACGCAATTATGCAGAGCAAAACAGAACGTTTCCCATTCCAAAAGCCGGTATGGAAAATATTTCTGCTGGGCCATGTACCGCTCCAGCTGCCCTTCGTCCACATAAATGCTTTCGGTTTGGAAGGTCTTTTCTACAAGGTCAACAAGCAGTTTCTGTTCCCGGCAAACCGGCACGGTTCCAGACCGTACAAGGTCTATATAGTCCTGTATGTAATGGGTCACAGGTCGCCGCCGCTATCATCCGGGGGCGGCACCGTGTCCGTTGTCAAATCCAGCTCCCGAAGTATCGAAAGTTTTTGTTTATTGCAAAGGGCGGCCGCCTTTATGGCCGGGTTGTCTTTGTCGTATTCCTTTCCGGCGGCTCCGATCGCTTTTATGGTTAAGCCGTGTTTTCTGACATCTGCCTGGAAACGCTTTTCTTGCTTGTAGTAAAATACATAATCCTCAATAAGGCCGATAAAATGGTGGACGTTTGCGCCCCTATCTTCCAGCTGTTTAATAAGGCTTTTTTTGACTTCTTCCGCCGTCATTTTCCGGCCCCCTTTCTGTCCGTTTTCGGCTTTTCCTATACGCACGCGCACACACGCGCGAACATTATATGCCCGGCCGGTTTTTCCTCAATTTTTCCCTCGCGCGCACGACAGCGCGGTTTTGTCTTGCCTGGGCCTCGGTTTCCTGATCCGGCCGGAATTTCGATTTTTCGACCGGGGGAGTCTGTTTCACCACCGTTCTTCCGTTATCGGTTGCAAACGTTTATGGTGTTCATCCCAGTGGCACCCAGGACAGGCAATGGCTACGTTAAGGCGGCCCCTCTCGTCGTACTCAGACAGGCAAAGGTCTGGCCGCTTGCGTACTTCGTTTATGTGGTGGACTATCGCCACGGGTCGGCGGTCGTTGCTGTCGCTCCGCTTCTCCCATGGTCTGCGCAATGGCGTAACGACGGCCGGGCTTTTCATTTCGCAGAGCTGGCACCGGCACGGCCGGGACTTCAAGATGCGCAGGCGAAACCGCTTCCATTCTTGTGATAGGTAGAACTTTTTTAATTCTCCCTTTGCAATCAACTGCAAAATCCAGGACGCTGGCCAGCTGTCTGGGTCGTATGGTAATGCCATGCTGCCACCTCCCGCAACGAAAAAGAAAGCTGCGGGTTTCCCCGTAGCTTTCTTAGATTACACAATATCGCAGGTGTGGCAGAAAGTCCACAACTTTTTACAACTGAAAAAAACTTTTTACACCTGAACTTCCACCGGCGGTAGCTTTATGAACTTCATAGCAGTACCGTGAAGGTTGGTCGCCCAGGTCTTCGACTTGCCTTCTGCTTCGGCTATGTCCTCCCATTCCATGCCGTCAATATACCGCCGCATAAGCAACACCCGTTGGTCGGCTTCGGGTGCCGTCTGGATGATCGCCATAACCCGCGCTTTGGCAGCCGTGGCCTTTTTAACAGCGGCCCGCTCGTTCTCCCTAGCTGTTTCCAGTTCGACCACAGCCGCTTCAATGGGATTACCAGAACCGCCGCCGGGTGGCATTGCATTGGCGGACGGGCTGCGATACAGGGCCAGCGGCGCAAGGTCTGCCACCTTCTTAACCCAGTATTTCAATTCCTTCTTTGCTTCCAGGTATTCACCTAACGCCTTTTTCTTTTCGGCGTTGGGCTTCTTCTTGTTATCACTTCCCACGATGTCGCCCCCTTGCTATGATCTCCGCCCAACGGTGCGGCGGTTGCTTGCCGGTCTTTTCCCAGCGTTTGGCCATTCTGTCCGTTGCCACATTGAACAAGGCACCCAGGACAACGGCCAGGATAAGCAGGGCCGCCACCAACAGGAACAGGCCCAGGATAATAGCAGCAGTGCCACCCAGGCACATAGCTACCACGCCGCCCATGCTTTCCCAGCCTGTCAGAAAGCTGTTAACCCACATCGTCCGCGCCCCCTTCCAGATCGGCCAGGACGGCAGCCAGGGCACCGCGTAAGGCTCCCATAAGCCGGTCGGCCTGTTCGTTCTTTCCGGTGTCCCGCATTTCGTCCGCAAGGGTCTGCATGGCTTCTACCTTGTCGGTCATTTGCTCAAACAGCAAGGCAAACTTTACGCTATCTTCGTCGCTGTTCAACTGCATCTGTTTGGCCAAGGCTTCGGCGTGTTCCCTTGCCGCAGCTTCGGCGGCCTGGGCCTGTTCCAGAGCTACGCGGTCTTTTTCTTTCTGCCTGTCGGCGGCTTCCTTGGCGGCTTCGGTTCTTGCCTGTTCCACCTGCTTGGCGGTTTCCTCCTTGGCCTTTTTGGTAGCTTCGGCCTTTACCTTGCGGATTTCGGCAGCGGCGGTTTTCTCAGCCTGCTGGGTGGCAGCTGCCACGGCTTCGGCCTGGGCCGCTCTCATTTCGGCGCGGATCTTGACTTCCTGTTCTGCAAAGGTCGCAGACATTTCCCTGCGGGTTTCTTCGATGGCGGCCGCCCGGATCGCTTCAACGTCCACGGGTTCCGCTTCCACTTCCGCCACGGTTTCGACCTGTTCATCCTGTTGAAACATGGTTAACTGGTGGCTAAGTGCGTCGCGTTCCTCGACGATCTTTTTTAATTCGGAAACGGTGATATTGGCCAGGGTGTCGCCGGTCAGGTCTTCCCGATCCTCCGGGTTTAACTTGGCAAGCAATGCCAGCTTTGTAACACCGGCGGCGGCGTTTTCCTCAATCAGACGCGCGGGAAGGCTTTCGACTACCTGGATATAGTTATAGGCTTGCCGCTGTTTGATACCTACCGCCGCTTCGGTATACTCCCCAAAGGTAGCAAAACCCAGGGTTTTATAATGGCCGCCGTCCCTCATGCGCTTCAACTTCCGGCCCAGATCGGCCAGAGCATTGGCCGCCACCTGGGCAGCGTTTACGATCTCGGCATGAAGTAAAACGGCCTGCTGCTGTTCAGGTGTGGCATTGGGCAAAATTGTAATCTGTTCCATGTGTTATTCCTCCTAAGATTGAAATATTATGCTGTCGCCTTCTGGGGCGGCTGTTTCTTTTTGCTGTTGATCCACGGGGTAACAACTTCGGATAACCACCGGTTTTCAAAGTCCTTTACTTCCTGGGTTCTGTCGCAGTTCTTTGCGCCCCGGTTCTGCATTACCCGGCCGGTGGCCGTGTCTAGTTGCAGGGTGTAGAAGGGAAGA